ATCCCCGGAGGCAAAATAGAAGATTATGAAACTCTCTTTGAAGGTGTTGCAAGAGAATGCCAAGAGGAATTAGGTATGTTTCCAAGTAATGCAAAATTAATACCCATTCAGAAATTTATCAATCATACATTCACATATCATACATTCTTTTGTGAAGTTGCCGATGAGTTTGTACCAAATCTAAATGAAGAACATTGTGGTTATGCATGGGTAGGTGATAATCAATATCCCAAACCATTACATCCGGGATTGTTTAGTACAGTAAATTTTGATGTGGTTCAATCTAAATTAAAGACACTTACAAAAAAAGAGACCTAAGTCTCTTTTTTTATTTTAGTATTGCTGACAATGTGGGGAAGCCCAACGAGCCGATTATTATACCGGCTCCCATCATCATCCACCGCCATTTTTCTAATACTGAAATTTTACTAGCCAATTCACCGTGTTCTTTAACATCTTGCTCACGCATAGATTTTAACATTCGTCTAGTTTCGTCTGCATTAGATTCAATCGCATCATGAAGTGATTTCAGATCCACTTTAAGTTCCCCAATTTTTTCTTCAAGGGTCTTAACTTGGATCTGAAGTACTGCAATTTCAGTTTCTGGTTGCATTTTAGCTACCTTACTTGTTGCAGTTGCCATGATTAAGCACTTGCAATAGTAACTAATTCATACGGTTGACCGTTATCTGCATTAGCAACTGCTGCTGTATTGAATGTTGCAAATATTGGAGCAGCATTTTGGAATACAATATTACCAGTAGCAATTGGACCTGAAGTAGCAGTAAACAACTCACCAGTGTGGTCAGAAAGACTTTGAACTGTTTGAGTAGCACTGTTAGCATATGTAGCAAGAATACGCATTGTGTTTGGTGTCAACGCAGTATTTGCAAGATTTGCAGTAAAGCATTGTGCTGTTAAACCACTAGTTGAACCTGTTACTAGATACTTTTGCTTGCCTTTTTGACGAACAATAAATCCAGCTTCATCATTTGCATAAACAAATGCGGCGCCAGTTGAGGCAACTGCGGCGTTTGCAACTAGTTCAACTACATCTTGTTGTGCGTCAGGAGTACCAGTAGCACTTGACAAATCAACCTCAGCACCACCTAATGTTGATGAAACAGTAAATGCAGTTGCGTTAGCAATTGCTTTAACAAAATAAACTTCACCAGATACTAGACCACCCAAGTTAGCAGTAAATCTTACTGTACCATTAGCAAACAATGTCTGAGCATTACCGGTAGTACGAATGATGTTACCGGTGTTGTTTGTGTTAGCAACAGCAATTGCTGTAAAGCCACCGACGGTGTTAGCAAAACCTATCGTAGTGTAATCTGTACTACCGTTAATGTTTGCGCTTGCAACTTGAATAGCAGAACCTACACTTAGTGTGTTTGCTAAATCAGTACCGATACCAGTTACGTATGCAGTGTCTGTAGCAGAGTACAATGTACCTGTACCATTAACACCAATAGCAACTTGTGCTAATACTTGGTTACCAATAATTGTGGTATTACCACCAACTACACCATATGTGTTAGCGTTAGTTGTTGGGAATCCTACTCCACCAAGTGGGTTGTTAAAGTATGCATCAACGACATTAAAAGATGCTTTAACCGTGCCTCCTGATGAATTAGTTAATGTAGCCATCACACGAGGTTGAACACTTAATTGTGTAGTTGAAACGCTGAATGTAGTGTTTGATAAAATAGTATCAACATAATATATTGTGTTGGCTACTAAACCACTAATGTTTGATGCAGGTACAAATGACATACCGTTAGCTACACCTACTGTAGGGGATGTAGTTAAATTTCCACCTGATACTGTAACGATACTGCCGGTTGCGGCTGTATCAGTGATTGTTAAGACTGCTTGAGCCTTTGCGATTTTTAGAGGGCGTCCCATTTGATTTCTCCTAATATGGGTTGCGGGTTCTAGCCGCCGTTAATGAGTTATCATTACGAAGCACCGTATTGTGCTATGTAAATATATTTATCTTAAAGAGCTAAAAATTAATAGTTAGGAACGCCAGATGGGTTATTTCCAACTGGGTTAACACCTGATGTACCGGTGTTTGGATGCGGCATACCCAATTCTGTGATAGAGAATATACTATTGGCACCTGCCAATGACAAGTAAGAAACAATGTTGCCTTGACCTACAATGATACTATTTTCTACTGTGTTTGCGGGGATAACTTGACTATTAGCAGTTGCCACAGTATAAGGAACACCGTAAGGGTTAACTCTTGCTGTAGTATTTGCTATTGCTACTGAAGCATTTGCTGTTAGTGTTAAACTAGTATTATTAGCAATTGATTTAACGATACCGGCTGAATTCCCGGTAGTATTACCTATCCAATAACCAATCCCCAATTCGGTTAAAAATAATGTCTCTGAGCCAGTTACTGTGTTACTATTAGTAGCACATGTTACGTTTCCGGTTAATGCTACATTAGGATAGCTAGTAGTATATTGAATAGCTGCATTAGAAGTGGCTATTCTTACTTTATCTGTTGCAATGTTTGCTGAAGCTGCCGGTGTTGCAATGTTTGCGGTATATGCGTATGTTGTCATTTTATTATTCCTATATCTTATTTATTATTAAAGTCTGCTAACTGCTACTTCAATAACACCTTCGCCTTCAAAGTTCTCCAATGCTTTACCGATTACTGTACCCAGTACCGGGAAGAGGACAGGACGAGCAAATCCATTGCCGCCACTTACTAGCATATCTCCTTTAAATATTTTCCCGCGAACTTTACACGGCACACGTCCTTGTAATGCTAATGCTACAGTATGTTCACCTTCACACGTTGAATTCATTACATATGCTGGGTTAGTTGATACTACACCTGCAACTCTTGTTGTGTTATCTTCGGCTAATGTAACTTCTTTATCTCCACCAAATTCCAAAACAGTACCCGCTTCATATGGGTTGTCTGCTTCATAATATTCTGCTAAGTCAGCAAATGTTGCATTAAGTCTTGAACCGGCACTTAAGCTAAAGTTACCGGTTATAGTTCCTGCTGTTGTGTTTGCCCCAGTAGTTAATGTTCCTAATGTTACTGCATCTGTACCCACTGATATATTACCTGCAGTTATATTTCCAGTAGTAGTAATTGTATTACTTCCGAATGATGCTAAAAACGTTGCTACATTACTATTGCCATAAACAACTCCCGGAGACGGAGCTGATGCAAATATACCATTACCATACAGAATATTACTTGCATTACCATCTATATTAGTAGTAGCAATATTACCTATACCACTAACATTTGCTACGGCTACACTATTTGCAGTTGTAGCATATAATACTGCGCCACTTACATTAGCACCTGCTACTGCATTTGCAGTTGTAGCATATGATACTGCTCCGGAAACATTAGCACCTGCTACTGCATTTGCAGTTGCAGCATATGTTACTTGACCACTTACATTTGCTCCAGCTACTGCATTGGCTGTAGTTGCGTATGTAGATAGACCCACGGCCCCTGACACATTTGCACCGGCTACTGCATTTGCAGTTGCAGCATATGTTACTTCGCCGGAAACATTAGCACCTGCTACTGCATTTGCAGTTGTAGCATATGATACTGCTCCGGAAACATTAGCACCTGCTACACTGTAAGCAACACCGGCTGTTGCTGCATTCAAGTTTGCTACCTGTGTTGTACTTGTGACAACTAATGGACTTGTACCTGTAGCAATATTAGAAATTAATCTAAGAGCAGTAATTGTTGATGTTGCATTTAGATTTCCAGTAATAATATTACCTGAAGAAACTGTTAATGTTGTGGTATTCTTATCAAAAGTAAATCCTGCAACACCGTTTGATGTACCTTGATCATTGAATTGTACCGATGTGTTTGTACCTCCTGCAACACTGCCGCTTCCTGAGCCACCTAGTATTGCTGTTGCAATACCCGTATCTATTGTATAAGACGTTAATCCGGCACCATTGGCAGTAGTTATTAAACCTGTATCAGTATACAATACTACATTACCTGAACCAACTACATTACTATTAGCACTAAAATTCGCATCAACTTGAATATAAAATGTGCGACCATTAATATTTGAACTTGCATTACTATTAGAAATATTTGCACCAGATATTGTGATTGATTGTCCATTAGTATATGGAGTAGTATTTGCAACTGTCATGGTAACAATGTTACCAGTTACATTGTTAGTCAATCCGTTTATAATAGTATATAATGCATTCTTAGGAGCCCACTCTAAATTACCCAATCCGTCTGTTTCTAGTACATATCCAATGGCGCCACCCGTCATTGAAATATTTGATACACTTCCTAATTGAAGTTTAGTACCGCCAAATTGACTAGCATTACCTGAATAGTTTTCCCACGTATCAGTACTTGATACATAGGTAAATATTTGTCCATTTAATGGGGTAGTGATATTTAAATTACCGCCATCACTTCCTTCAATCTGACTGAAACTTATATTTGAATATGAAGTTAGAACTTCAATATTTTCATCCGAATAATTATTTCCGGTTCTACCGATAAAAAGCCGATTCGTGTCGGTTGCCCAGCCGAATTCGGCGTTGTCTAATTGCGGTAGATCAACTAGATTTCCTGCTCGTTGCTGTATTTTGCTGATTTGTACTATGGCCATAAGTGTAATTCTTCACGTTTACACTTATTTATCATAATTATTATCTTAACTGCTATATGAACTTCATGTAGTATTGCTCTACTCGTTTGAACCACATATCAGAGTACTTGTCAAATTCACTACCTTCAATGATGAATTCTTGGTAAATATTGTCTTTGGTACACATAAAGATAACACCTTTGCGTATTTTAGTACCATGAACTTCATTGTGAGCATTTGCATAAGCGGTCAATTGAACAAAGTAGTCATCAATCCACTCACGCTTTTTGAGTTTGTTAGATTGCTTGTGGTCCATAATTGCATCTGAACCATTATGCACCCCACACAAGTCAGTAGTGCCTGCATAGATTTTTGGATAGTATAAAGGAACTTCTGTTCCCCAATATTCAGTACAATTGACTAATCCTTGTGTAATAATATTTTTAGCCATAGTGTGACTTTGAATACTATAGGGATTTGATCCAGATTCAGTGATTATACCTGTCTTGACATAATCTTCTAAAAACTTGTGCATTCGTGTTCCACGACTTGCAGCCTCAGTAGTAATTTCTTGTGCTTTTTGAACTCCAACTGATCTACGCCAATTATGTAATGCTTGTTTACTTTCTTCTGATTTTGTTGCGTCTAGAATTGTAGTAACACTTGGTAGCTTTTCACCATCTGGTGTTGCATATCTACGACCTTCAGGGGTGTCAGTGCGTTTAATTGGTTCGTATTTATATTTGTTTGGGTTATACATGATTATAGTCAATTATAGTCAATTATAGTCCAAATGTCAAACTGTTTGGTTATTCATAGTTTTTTATTTTTTCTACTGTGATATCCAATACACAATTACAACTTTCATGTGAACATATTATAGAATTATCATAAAATACGGAATTTGTAAAAATATTTTTAGGTATACCGCTTTGGCATACTCCCCTATATACAGTATCATGTATAATTTTTATTACATTAATACCAATATTACATTTCCAATTTTTATAATTATTTTGTTGATTTTTTAAAAGATAAGTCCCATGAACGACTTTTTCTGATCCATCATCATATAATACATCAATTTCTGATGTTCCGTACCAGCAATCTTTGGGAATATTTTTCCATTTATTTGTAAAATCCCATTTTTTACTTTTAATTATACTAGTATTTTTTATTTTTTCTAATTGAATGCTAGAGTATTTATTAGGGCCTTGATTATCAATTATCAATGCCAATGAAGAGGTAATTGTATTACATTCCTCTAGTATTTTATTATGGGCCATAGTAGCAGCATCAAAATATTCAGGGATAGTTGTTATACTATAATATACGAAAGTAGAAGTACTATTAAAAAGATTAGCGACATTTATTACATGCTGCGGATTGTTACATTGTTCTGGATGATATGATATCATCAATGTATCTAAACAGTTAGATTCCGATAATTCTTTCCACCATCGTAGTGTTCTAGATCCATTACTTATCATTGACACATATGCACCAAGTTGTTTTATATAAGAAATAAGTTCTATAAGTTTAGGAAATAAAGTAGGTTCGCCACCGGTAATTTTAAACCAAACTAGTTTACCCATGCTTTTTGATTCTTCTATTATCCTATCAACCGCAATTTTGTATTCGTCCAAAGTTAACCATTTTTTAGAGCCAGACTTAAATTCACTCCCGCAAAAACTACAATCATAGTTACATACATTATGTAAGGTCCATTCTACAATATTGTATGGTTTATTATATACCGGAGTGATTGCTACAGGACTTTTCATGATTATACTTGATTTATAGTTGTTTGGATACTATAGTCCAAATGTCAACCTGTTTGGTTATACCCTAAAACTTTCACCGCATCCGCATTTATCACGAACGTTTGGGTTTAGAAATTCAAACCCCTCATTAAGTCCATTGCGGACATAATCTATTGTCATGCCTTGAAGATAGACACCACTCTTTGGATCAACATATAAAGCGCACCCGTCACAATCAATTTTTACATCTCCTGTTAATGGGGTATCAACATATTCAAGTACATAAGCTAAACCAGAACAGCCTGTCGTTCTGACACCTATTCTGATTCCTAATCCCTTGCCTCTTTTTGCAAGAGTTTGTTTTACTTTGGTTGTTGCTTTATCAGTAACAGTTATCATTGTGTTGGCATTGCACTTTGTGCCATTTGTTGAACAACTTGTTGACTTTGTGTTTGATCAGGTGATATTTGTGTATCATCATATCCCTTGAAGATAACTTTATCCCCTTGAATATTTTTAATAACAGTGTTTAACGGCGGGTTCTTGATCATATCATACAAGTCAGTGACATCTAAAACAATATCACCTTTATCTTGCAAATACGTTAAAAACTCTTCCGTTGTATAACTACTAGTATCAACTAAACCTCTTTCAACATCAGATTTAAGCTGATTAACAAGAACAATCAGTTTAGTACTTAACGGATCGGTGCCATCAAGTTCAAATAGAAACATATTATCTCTTTGCTCTACCCACGCCACCTGATGGGGGCATATCTGGCTCTTCAGTTGGGAGAGGAATTTCAGATTCTTCGTCACCCATATCCGCGTCCATATCAGCATCCATACCAGCGTCCATACCAACATCTGCGCCCAAGTCAGCACCGGCATCAAATGCTGCATCTACCGCCTGACCAGTAAGACCATTCAATGCATTCTTCAACGCAGTTGATGATTCTTTCAATGAAGCAGACAACGCATCTAATTGACTAGAAACTGAATCATTGTATGTTTGACTTTCGTTTACTCCAATTTCGCTTTCAATGCTTGATACTAATGCAGGCAATTCTTTAACTTGCATTTGACCCACATCTTCAAGCATTTTTTGTACTTGGTCTACCATGTCCTGTGCTGCTAAAACAACTTGTGACTTCTCAACTTCTTCGTTTTCAACCATGATTCTTGCTTGAGGCTGTGAACGTAATTCGTTATAATGGTCACTGAGTGCTTGTTCCATGAACACAAGTTTCATATATGAACTTGATGATTGACTATTGTGGTAGTCAGAAGTTTGTTTTGATTCATTCATCAAGCCACGAACTTTTGTAAGCATGGTTCGTGTAGATGACATGGACATGTTATCTACATTAAACGGCATTTCATATTGTTCTTTTAATACTCTAGTAGAGTAAGAGCGGCGATTGTTGTTTAGTTCGGTTAGTTTCATATTTGTATTCCAGAGAAATATATAATATATTTATCTTTTCTTTCTTTATTGTATGGATTTGTTCAACCGTTTATTTTGCCAAATCTTAGAACTTGTCACATATCCGGATAATTCTTCAGTAATTTGCTTTCGTTCCATCTTTTCTTCTCCCATTTTGGCTAAATAAATTAATTTTTCTTCTAAATTTTTAGCCTTTTTTGCTAGATTTTGATGTATTTGAATCTCACTATCTACACTAGCCAAGTTGTTATCCAATGTAAATATACGATTGGATTCATATATGAAGTTTTGTTGATCAAATGTACACCAGGCTACGGCATTCTTTAATATATTGAAGGATTTAGTTTCAGCAACATAATCCTTTATCACTATATAGCAATCGTTGTTTTTTCTAATGGTATACTTGTTAAACAGAAAATAAGAACCATCCTGTCCTTGCATAATAGATATTTCGCTTAATCTAGTCATATCCTGTTTGGATACTGTTTTTTCTAATTTGTGTAATAGTTTATCACTAATCATTTTTTAATACTTTAAAATATATGTTTCTTAGCTCATCACTTGTGTCTAAGAATGAGGGAAGTTGTTGCCATTCAGTATGACATTTTATCATAGGAACTTGATCGCAATCACGATATAATGATCCTAATTCATTTACCCCGTCATAAAACACACTAGGATGTTGTACTGTAAAGTCAAAGGACCAGCATGGATAAGTTTCTTTTTCTAATTGCTCAAACAAGAAACCAAACTGAGTAAACTCGTTAAATTTTATATCTATTCTTTTGGGTAAACGAACTACTTCAGGCTGGCTACGTAATGATATTGCTTGCTGTATTGTATCAAAATTGCATTGAGTATTGCGTTTATACATCCATTCTTTTACATCTTGATCCTCTATCGGACGGTGACGGTTGAGTACATTAGTCTGTGTAATATCAAATAAGGTATAACAGGTGATTGTGTAACTCATACTAGTATTTAACAGAGGTAAAAAAACCCTAGAAAATCTAGGGTTCTTTTAGACAGATGTTGATTAACCTGTGAATGTTGCTGTAGCTGTAGTTACAGTGGTATTAGCAGCACCGCCTGCAGTCAATGCAGCAACAACAGCCGCGTTCAATGTTGTTGTAGTCCATGCAGCAGTTGGATACACAGCCATTGCCAATGTATCAGGACCTGCAGTTGTAAACTCATAGATGTAAACTGTAGCTAATTGTTGTGTAGCTTGGATAATCAAGCTAACTTGAGTACCTGTCAATGCGCTTGAACCAGATGCTGTAACTGTGAAGTAGTCTAGCTTAGGACCTTGAGGTTGAACTGTGTTAGCTGTGCTAACTGCGTTTGCACCACTGTTTGTGTATGCCGGTGAATCAAAGTTGATTACCGGTAGTAAGTCACCGTTAACTTTTGTAAAACTTGCCATTTTGAAATTCCTTAAATGTTTTGAAGCCTACTGCCTCATACATTTATTTATCATTTGTTACAAAAAAGTAGGTTTTGGGTTGTTATTTTTGATTGGCCATTGCCTGCTGAACTCTTTGATCAAATTTTGCTTGTTCTTCGGGGGTAACGCCACCTTCTCGTGCTGCTCTGACTTTACCTTTTGGCATCTTTACAATGTTGTCTGTAGCAGGAGGTGTTGCTGCTGCTGTAGGTGCTGCTGCTGTAGGTGCTGCTGTAGGTGCTACTGCGGTGCCGCCCCGCCCTGCTAATGTATTATCAACAGTTTTCTTAACACTTAGTAAATCACGCTTACGTAATGTAGGTATAATTTTATTAATCTGTCTCACACCAACCATAGACTGCTGGTCTGCTGCTGGATTCGGTTGTTGAACTGCTGCTGGATTCGGTTGTTGAACTGCTGCTGGATTCGGTTGTTGAACTGCTGCTGGATTCGGTTGTTGAACTGCTGCTGGAGTAGTTTGCTGTCCTGCAGCAGCTTGTTGAGTAGCTTCCGGACTATGCGAAAGCGCCCAACCTAAATCTGCCAATTTTGTAAGTGCATTCTTGCCATTATCTTTGGCATATGTAGCTTGAACCTCGTCGGCTAAAGTTTTAAATTTACTTACAGTTGCGGGGTCATTCATGGGTACCTTTACCCCGTGCAAATATTCCAAAAACAAACCTTGAATATATTGACTTATTGATTGCCCGGCAGCTTCGTTGACATTCAAAATACCTTCAAAAATATTATTTAATTTTTCAAATGCTTTATTTTCTCTGGTCACAGCAGAAGCGTTTGGATTTCTACCCGATTTCCAAACTGCTGGTTTTGGTCTAGGAGTCATACCTGCTCTAGCTACTTGTGTAGCTGCGGCTTGTTTTTGTTGACGTACTTGGGCAGGTGTCTGTGTCACTGCTGCCGGTGCTGCATTTGGATTACCAGGCTTTGCAGTATTTGTTTTACTAACAGGAGCATTAGCCATTGTGTTTGGTTTGTTCCCGACACCGGTCACTGGAGCTGCAGGGGCTTGCGGTTGCTGAGTAGTTGGCGCTGCACTCGTTGCATTAGGATCTACTAACCCGCTATTAATTGCGCTAGCTAGGCCAGAAATAGCTTTTTGCATGAAATTGCGAACAAAGATATTTTTAGCCATTTTACCTTCTCTATCTTGTCCTGCAGGAGTATCTCCCATAAAACTTTGACCATAATGCCCAATCAACGGCGACCAGTCTATTGCCTCGTTTTTTGGTTGTTTTAATTCATTCAATTTCACGGCTTTTTCCTTAATGATTTAGCAAATCTCTGCTGATCTTTGCTTTTAATCGCACTTAACAGCTTTCGCTCTAATATCTGTGCTTGTTCTTCTGGATAATGCTTATTAATTAACTCAAGTAGATTAATAGCACTGGTTATGATATTATGGGCTCTACTCTCAATAATGTGACTGGTGTCACGGTTATTGCCTAGTTCTTCTAATTCCTGCAAGAGGGATCGGGTTTGTTTTTGCATATAATTATCTTACTTGTATTTATGCGATTACCGAATAATTATTTCTTTAGTGAGTTCAATAGAGATTTTAACTTTGCTCCCTGTGCATCAGCATGAACTGTTCTAGTCAATGGCTCCATGGTTATCTCACCTGTAGTTTGATCAACAGTATAGTCGGTTACAGTAGATTGAGGTTTCAATGTACTCATAATGTCATTTGGACTTGGTTTGGGTGTATAACTCTCTTCCCCTTCGCCACCTGTATCACTAATACGCATAGTTTCAACATCGTATTCTAAGTCAATCTTCATTCCCACCCCTGTTGAACTACGACTTTTCATGCATTGAATCTGATACTTGCCACGTTCACGCATACTGCGACTTGTGAAAATACCAAACACGTTATCTGCTGTGTTAATCTTACTGATACCACCTGCAATATGACTATGATCAAATTCAATCTCATCAACTGCACTACGATTCAACTGACTTGCTGTAACTAATAATATATTAAGTTCTTTGCTTACATTACGCAATTCCTCAGCTACATACTTGTCTTTAATAAACTGATCATTTGGATTGACTTTGACCGATACTGGCATAAC